ACAATGATGATGATGACGATTTACCGTTTTAGTTTTTTTTCATAGTTGGTTGTTTTACCCCTTATAGCAATATAAGGGGTTTTTTTGTAAAAAAGTGTAAAGTGTTTACACTATGACTTTACACCGTTAACCGTTGGTATCATTGGCTTTAAGCCTGTTTTGTAAAGTGTTTACACTTTACACCTATAAAATGAAATTATTTTTTTAAATTATTTTTTTATTTTTTATTTTTAAAAAGTGTAAACACTTTACACTTTTAGCAAAAAACTCAACGTTTATAGGGGTTCATCGTGTAAACTCCACGTGTAAACTACTTTACACTTTTTTAAAAAAGTGTACACTCTTTGAATTGTTAATAACTATGATAATAGTATTAAATAAAAAGTGTTATATTTGTAGGAGTTGTGAATGCGAGTATCACAATGTAAAAAATAAATGTAAAACCTTGACTTTTGAAAGCTGCTCGCATCAGCCGATAAAGTTGGGGTTTTTTTATACCAAAAAATATGTTAGAAATAAAAGAAGAATTTAAAAAGTTAATACCATCATTAACTACTGAAGAGTTTAAACAGTTAGAAGATAATTGTATGGCTGAGGGTATTCGTGAAAAAATACTTACTTGGAAAGGCTTTATAATTGACGGACATAACCGTTATGAAATTGCTAAACGTTGGGATCTTGACTATGAAACAGAAAACAAACATTTTGAAAGTGAATACGATGTTAAAGTTTGGATGATAGACAACCAAAAAGGCAGACGAAACCTAACAGACGGATGGAAGTATAAACTTGCGACTATGAAGAAAGAAATACTTTCCAAGAAAGGTAAAAAAACACAAGGTACAAGAACAGACCTTTTATCAACTATTGATAAAAAGTTAAAACCAAACAACACCCAAAAAATAATAGCAGACGAACTAGGGTGGAGTACTGGAAAGGTTGCGATGGCAGATGTAGTATTTAAAAAAGCAACTCCAGAGATACAAGAAAAAGTTTTATCTAATGAGGTTTCTATAAATGAAGCATATAAAGACGTTAAAAAAGAAGAGAAGAAAAAGAACTTTGAAGAAAAAAGAGAGTTATTTGCTAAAGAGGTAAAACCAGAAAATTTAGAACAAAAAATAATACTAGGCGATAGCATAAAAGTATTGCCAACTTTAGAAAAACAATCTTATGATTTATTATTAAGCGACCCACCTTATGGTATGAATTTTAAAAGTGGATGGAGTAATAAAAATAAAATAGAAAATGACAAATTAATAGATACAGTTTCTTTATTTGAAGATGTATTAAAAGAAAGTGTTCCATTATTAAAAGACAACGCACACTTTTATTTATTTGGGAATATTGACTACATAAACGATATAAAACCAATAATTGAAAAATACCTAACATTAAAAAACATATTGATTTGGGATAGGAAAGTTATAGGAATGGGAGATTTAAAAACTTACGGCAACTCTTATGATATTATTTATTTTGGATATAATAAAGTATGGAAGGATTTAAACGGTACAAGAGACAGGGATTTACTTTCTTATAGTAGGGTTGATCCTTTAAAAAATATACACCCAACAGAAAAACCTTTAAATATTTTAGAGTATTTAATTAAAAAGTCCTCTAATGAAAATGATAAAATATTAGAACCTTTTGCTGGTGGCGGTTCTACTTTATTGGCTTGTAAAAATTTAAACCGATTAGCAACTGGAATAGAGATTGAAGAAAAATATTATAATTTAATAAAGGAAAAAATATGAGTTGGTTTGATGATAATATAGAGAAAATAAAAATAGGTTTAGATGGGGAATCAAAAGTAAGAGGTTTATTTAAAGGAAAAAAAATTCCTTTTATGCAAGTGGATATAATGTTTATGTATAATAATAAATGGTGTTTAGGTGAAATAAAAACTCAGGAAATGTTCTTAGCACCTCCCTTTGATGGGCATGGATTACCACAGTGGCAAATAGACAGGAGAATGGAGTTTTATAATTCCACAGGTGTAGAGCCGTATTTAATAGTTTACGATAAAAAAAACAAATGTTTATTTTTAGAGAGTTTAGTTAAGTTAATAAAAAAAGAAAAATTTAAAACGAAAGGCAAATCTCCTAGAACTATTTTTAAACTCACTAGCTTTAAAAAAGTAAACCTATGATTGAACTTAAAAAGTGCTATAGATTACTAGATGAGGGCTTCAGTCTTATAACCGTTTCTAGTGATAAAATACCTAATATAAAATGGAAGCAATACCAAGACCAACCAATATCAAAAGATGGGTTTGATAAAATATACAATCTACCCACTACCGATAATATTGGAATCGTTACAGGCTTCAAAGATTTAGAATGCGTTGACATCGATCTTAAAGTATTTTCCACAGCAAAAGAAAAGGTAGAGTTCTGGGATGAGTATCTATCATTTCTAAAAGATAATATATTCGACTTTGATGAGAAGTTTGTAATTTATAAAACAAAAAACTCAGGGTATCATATTATTTATAAATCTAAAAGGGTAGAAGGAAATTCTAAGATAGCTAAATTAAAAGGACATAAGCAGCAGATAATCGAGAGTAGGGGTATAGGTGGTTATATTTTCTTTTATAGTCATAATATAAACAAGAAAACTTATAAAGATATTGATTATATTTCAGATGAAGATCGGGATATACTTTGGACTATAAGTAAATCATATAATTATATTGAACCTGTTAAGGAAATAATACCAACAAAAACAAAACAGCAATTTAATGAAGGTGGTTTAACATGTTGGGATGATTATAATAACACAACCAATATAATGGAATTAATCTCACACGAGTTTAATATCATTAGACAGTTAAAAGATAAATACATAATAAAAAGAAATGGCGCGGAGTCTCCACATAGTGGATACATCTTTAAAGATACTGGGTTAATGTACTTGTTTAGTACTGGCACATCTTTTGAGCCTGAGAAGGCATATTCACCATTCACAGTTTACGCACATTTAAACTATAACGATAACTTATCGGAGGCTGCAAAAGATTTGTACCAGCAAGGGTATGGCGATAGAATTAAAATAGAACCAGCCTTTAAAGATGATATTGAGAAGGTTACTTATAACGCAGAATTTCCTATTGAGATATTCCCAGATAACGCAAAGAATTATATTTTACTATGTAATAAGACTTTAAATAATTCTATTGATTATATGGGTTGTTCGTTATTATTTCTAACATCTATAATAATAGGTAATTCAGCTCAGCTAGAAATAAAAAAAGGATGGAAGGAATCAGCAAATATTTGGCTTGCACTAATTGGAAAGGCGGGAGTAGGTAAAACACCTTCTATATCATCTATTACATTCCCACTTGAAAAAGCTAATAATAAAGAGATAAAGAAATACATTAAAAACTCAGCAGCCTATGAGGCTTTTATGGAGTTGGATAAAAAGGAAAAGGAATTAGTGCCAGAGGTTCAAAAGCCAAACAAATCACAGTTCATTGTTAACGATGTAACTTTAGAGGCTTTAATCGAATTACATAACGAAAATAAGAATGGTATTGGAGTCTTAAAAGATGAGTTGGCTGGTTTCTTTAAGGATATGAATAAGTATCGTGAGGGTGGAGATAAAGAGCATTGGCTGAGTTCATGGAGTGGTAAGCAAATAAACTTAAACCGTAAGACCGCTAAATCTTCTTTTGTTGAAAGGGCTTGCTTGCCGATATTAGGAGGTATTCAGCCGTCAATAATGGATAGCTTTTATACTGATGAGAATAAAGATAATGGTTTTATAGATAGAATGTTATTTAGTTATCCAGATATGGAAATCGATTACTATTCTGAGTTCGAAATGAAACAAGAGCATTTAGATTGGTATGATAATTATATTCTAAGGTTTTATGAGAATACAAAGAAGTCTATAAAATATACTGAGGACTACGAGATTGAACCGATTACAGCAACATTTACACCCGATGCAAAAGCTGAGTTTATAAGAGTGCAAAATGAATTAACAGACTCCCAAAACTCAGATGAGGAGAACGAGTACATGAAAAGTATGTTACCTAAACAAAAATCTTATGTAGCTAGGTTTTCACTTATCATAAATACATTAGAGTCTTTAGAAAATAAAGATGTATTTAGAGATGTGATAGAAAAGGAAAGCGTTTTAAAAGCTGAGATACTATCAAAGTATTTTATCACAATGGCAAGCAAAATAAAAACTAGTAGTTTAGAAAGGTTTAAAGTTCGCGGATCGATAG